TCGAATTTGAGTTGTTCGATATCTGTGAGGGGAGTGTGCAATACACGCTCGGTATCGATACCAAAGCTGTCAAAATAACTCTGAGGAGTACCAAACTCACTATCGTAGAATAAAAGAGCCGCATCTGGATATTTGTCCAAGTAAGATTTTGCCATCAATAAAGAAAACGCTGTCTTAAAATGTTTGGATGGACCTGCCCACATTGTAAGACCTGGTGTTAAACCACCATCGAGGCGACCAGAAAGTGCCACATTAATGATTGGCACAGAGGTTGGAATCATATCCTTCTGTGTGAAGAATTTTGATTTGGATAGAATAGCAGATTCTTTAATACTACTATTCTTTTTAATCTTGTCAAGTATACTCATTTATTTTCCTTTTCACGAAATGCAAATTCAGCACCATAATCATACTTAGTATCCGGGATTTCATGGTGTTCTGTAAAAATACCAGGTGCATGATGTATTACCACCTTTTCAGGTTTAGGGGGTTCATCTTCCACTATTGCAATATTTTCCTTTTCAACTTCAACTAAATCTTCTGGTGCAGGTTTCTTTCTAAAGAAACCATCCCAATTCTTCTTAATTGGTTGTGTTTCTTCTGGTTCTTTCATTGAAATATTAGCCGCAATTAATAATAACACAGCCAATGGGTCAAATACAAGCATAATAATAAAGATTACCAACCTAACTGCTTTGTCTACTGCACCATCACCTTGGAAGAACATATCTGCCACATACTTAATTGGACCAATATCTGCCACAAGTTTATTTTCTTCACGCAGTAAAGGTAATCTTTTCTTGTTAATATCGGTAAGTTCTTTTTGTGTGGATTGAATTTGTTTATCTAATTGACCACTTGCAGTAGATGGATCCTTAGCACGAGCCATTAGATAGTTTAATCTATCTTCTGTAATCTTTTGTTGTTGAGATAATGTTTTTAATTCTACGGAGTTTGCACCAGCATCCATTGTTGAATCAATATGTGCTTTGGCCAAGAAACCAAAAATACCCATTGATGTAATCAACATCAGTAATGCAACGGCAATCATCAAATAGGTTCTTAATAAGAAAGGTGCAGTTCTCCAATTACGATATAACCATGATGCAGTAACCAACTTGGCAAACTCAAGTGCGCCACCCATTATAATAACTGGCCAAAATGCACCCATAAAAATGGCAGCCAAACCAATAACAGAATAATAACCTGCAATTCCTGATAAAAGTATTGCAGCTAAAAATGTTAAGTAAATCATCCGAAAAAGTCCTCTAATGTGCTAGTTTTCTCTGTTGTCCACTTCATACAATCCAAAATTACTTTAATTGGTTCTAAGAAAGCCTTTTCAAACTGGACATCATAATCAATATATTCATTAAGTCCAAATTCTACGGGTAAACGACCTGGAAATGAAATGACGGTATCTTTGAATGGGTTAGGCATTTTGAGATAACTATATTTCAGTTTCTCGCCTTCTTGAATGAGTGGATACTTTTTAGTAAGTTTTTTCTCTTTAAGATAGTGGTTGTATAAAATGGCACCTTTGACGTGCATTGGTGTGCCAGATTTATACATCGATAATGAATCGGAGTATTTAGATAGTCCGTTACAACCACGGGGTGAGGAGATATCTTCTGGTGGTAAACCCATGAAATCTTTTTTGGCATTCTTAATAAATTCATGAATATCTTCTTCAGTACCATTCATCATAATCGTAATGGCTTCTTTCATCTTCTCACGAATCACCGCAGGTGTGGATGACTTAATCATTTCTAATCCCATCACCTTCATCTGTGGTTCATTGTATTGAACGCCTTCATTGTTATACACATTAAGAATATAACGTTTCTTGGCAGTCCAGATACCCTTGTCAGATAGGCCTTCACGTTTCATCTGCATCTTTTGTTTAGGTGCTTTGACATACTCTGCCAACTCACCATAAGATTTATCGATGTATGGTTGAAGTTTATCTTCACAGATTTTATCCATGAGAGAAATTACTTTTTGTTTATTGGAAGTGTCCTTAATAAATTTATTAACCAACTCTCCCATTCGTAGGTAAATTGAATCAGTATCAGAAGCAATAACATAATCAACATCTTTGGTCTCCAAAAGTTTATTCATCCACGCATTAATCTTGGCTTCAATCCAACGAATACTTAACTGTCCAGCAGTCGTAACACCCAACGCCATACGAAGGTCATAAAAACGGAAATACTGAGAACCGAGAGCACCATAGGCAGAATTAAGTGATACTTTTTTCGCCAATTGAATGTTGTTGTATTTGGCAATACGTTTTTCAATTTCGTAGAGTTTACTTGGGTCTTTCTCATTTTCATATTCCTGTTTTGCTTGAAGCATCATCTTCTTAAAACGACTTCTATCATTATACATTTCTTCCATCATTCCAGGTAAGAAGCCTTGAATATCGGTACGAAAGAATTGTCCGTTAGGAGTTAGAGTTGCAGTTACCAATCCATCAGTATTGATTTCTTTCTTCAACATCTTCTCAACAGAAACACCTTGAGAAAGAATGTTACGCATTTCTTCAGAGTAGTTTTCAGGTTCAATGAGTGTTTCGGGACTGATATTATATTGCATCATCAGATGTGGATACAAAGAGTTCAAATCAAACGAAGCAACCCATGCATGAGCGCCAACTTGAACTTCTTTCACATAAGCACCTTCAAACATACCATCTTTTTCTTTAATGATACGAGGCGGCACAATGATTTTCTTTTCCAACAAATAAGAATTGGTAAGAGCATCCCACATACGAGTTTGTGCAAACACATCATCAAAGTTTGATTTGGTGTCGTATGCCAAAGTTACAGCCAATTCAAGTAACTTTAACTTATCTTCCAACTTGATAATCAATTCAACGTCTTTAATATTATACTCAATAAACTTTTGGAAGTTCAATCGATACAATGAATGTAAACTATCATACTCATCATACGAGATTTTACCTTCACCAAGTTCAACTTGAGCAATAGCATCCAAACGATATGATTCTTGTGACTTACCACCTGGCGCATACCATTTGTATAGTTCAATATAATCAAGTGATGAAATGCCAACCAAACTGTATTCAATCAGTTCACGGTTGTTTACTCTTGCTCTGCGTTCTGTAATATAGTTCCAAGGAGATAATTTCTTGGCTTCATCTTCACCAAGAATCTTTTTGAATCGATTGACAAGATATGGTATATCAAAAAACTTGGTGTTCCAACCAGTAACGACATCAGGATATTTGTCTTTCCAATAGTGCATGAATTGTTTACAAAGTGAGTATTCATCTTTACAACGAATATACACTTCATTGCCTTGCACTTCATATTCACCACAGGCAAAAACCAAAGGTGATTGATTTAGAAACTTAACACAAATTGCTGTGATAGGTTCATTTGCCAAATATGGGTCAGGAAATCCATTCTCTGAACCAACCTCAATATCGATTACTGCAATAGAGATATGGTCAAAATCATAATCAACCATGCCTTTATGTTGTTCTGCGATAAAGGCATATTCGAAACGAGTTTGACCATAGATGACTGGTGCACCAGGAATAGGAGCACCAGAATTTCCTTCAAATTGTTTCACATAATCTCTAGCCTCACGAATTGTGCCAAAGATTTTCTGGTCTAAGGGAAGACCAGTTAATGACTTGTAGATTCCTTGCGGATTCTTTCGTGATGGTAGAAAAAGTGATGGTGAGTATTCAATTTTTTGTTTGACCTTCTGGCCATCCATAACACCACGATAAAAGATGTTATTACCAAAGCATTGAACATTTGTGTAGAATTTAGACAATTTAACCCGTAATAAGTTGTTTTTGTGGAGGAACAATAATACCAGAACCAAAGATGGAATTATAATTTGTAATAAAATCTTCTGCTGGTGTATAGGAGTATACTACATTCTTCTTAGCTAAGGCAATAGTTGTGCCAGATTTTTGTTCTCCATGAATGGGAAATGGTGAAAATCCAACCTGTGGTGTACCATCTTTACCACGAACAACTGCGATTCCAACAGGATTTACAATAACGAATTCTGTTTCGGATTGTGATTCGAGTTCTCCTAGTAAATCTTCTCCGGTAACTAATTTAAGGGCTAATACTTCCATGTGTTTCTCCTGGTAAAAATTGTAAGGGTTTTACTGACATTAATTGATATAAATACTTATAGTTGTATGAAGTGATATTGTATCTTATCTAGTAGTTCCCGTCAAGCTGACTTTCGGCATTCTTTATTATCCCTATATTAATTAAAAATAACCAACAGAGGATGGTAAAGTAAAACTTTATCAAAAATAAATGAATAAAAGTATGACCGCTCGTAACCTGCCGAGTAAAATGGTTGCAATCATGACTGCTGTATTGTTCTCTGGCAGCATTTTTGCACAAAACTCACCTATTGTAACACAATCAACCAGCGATGCGACAACCCACAATTACAACTATAATTATAACCAAGATGTAAGTACCAGTACCAGCACATCTAATAATTATAGCAACAGTTTAAGCAATAGTAATTCCAATAGTAATTCTACTGCTACCAGTACCACCAAGGTAATCTCACCTCCACCAACTGCGATTGCACCTTCAATCACATCTATTAATAATGACTTATGCACCGTAGGTGCGTCTGGTGCAGTCCAAACTCAGATTTTAGGTCTTTCTTTTGGTGCAACTACCACAGATAAAAACTGTGAAAGACTTAAACTGGCATCACGTCTTTATGACATGGGTATGAAAGTGGCAGCAGTATCAACACTTTGTCAAGATAAACGAGTATTTGACGCTATGTTAAATGCTGGTACTCCATGTCCAGTAGATGGTAAAATTGGTCAAGAAGCCAAAGCAATTTGGGAATCTGATCCAGACCGTAAACCAAAATGAAATTATTAGCGGCAGCAATATTAGTTGCCGGTTTCTTAGGTTTCTGTTCTACAAAGACAGAAGCACAGGTTAACTTTGGCACACAATCCCAACAATTCACCTACACACCAGTAAATGGTGGTACAGGTGGTATTGTTGGTGTTGTCATTCCTAATTCTAACGGACTTACAGTCAATGTGGCAACAGGTTCTGCCGCATTACCATTACAAAATGTGGCCAACGCTCCTGGTGCTCAACGACTTTCATTAGGTGATGATAGTAGTCAACCAGTTCCAATTGGATTTACTTTTCCTTATTGGGACCAATCATTCACCAATTCTTGGATGTATTCTAATGGTATTGTAAGTTTTACTTCAGGTAATATTCCTGGTGCTGGTTGTTGTGGTGGTAACGACCTTTCACAATTGGCAAATCAAGGAACAAGAAACTCTGTTTACAATTATATGATTGCTCCTTTATGGACTGATTTGATTGATGTTAATAATAATGCAACTTGGGTATTGAAGAATAGTGATTCAGTAACTTACGGTTGGTATAATACTCACGAATATTACAATAATAATACAAGTTCTTTTGAAGTTAATATCAATAGGTCTGGTGCATTTGATGTAAGATATGGTTCTGCATTTGTTAGTACCGGCCATATGGTTACATCAGGATTTACTGGTGATTTATCACGGGGACAGTATTTTCAATATTATTACGGACAAGGTTTTAATGTACCTTCAAGCAACCGTGTATCTTACGGTACGACTGCGGTAGCTGGAACTCCAGTAGACCCTTGTATTGCCAATCCACTATCAAGCACTTCATGTTCAGGATATCAAGCAGCATATACTGCTCAACAATGTACCATAAATGCTTTATTTGACCCATCTTGTCCTGGTTATCAAGTAGCATATCAAACTCAACAATGCACGATTAATCCTTTATACAATTCTGGTTGTCCTGGATATCCTCAAGCATATCACGACCAACAATGTTCTGTAAATCCTTTATATGCAACTGATTGTCCAGGTTATGCAGCTTCATATCTAGCCCAACAATGTTCTTTAAACCCACTATACAGTACCACTTGTCAAGGGTATCAACAAGCATATTTTAACCAACAATGTAGTCTTAATCCTTTATACAATTCAAGTTGTCCTGGATATTCTACTGCCTATCATAATCAACAATGTTCTATCAATCCGTTATTTGCAACAGATTGTACCGGTTATCAACAGGCATATCACGACCAGCAATGTAGTATTAGTCCATTGTTTGCTTCTGATTGTCCTGGTTATCAACAAGCATATCAAACATATCAGTTCAATAGAGCTTGTCAAGCAAATCCACAATCATCACCAACTTGTTCTGGTTATGTAACTCCCGTTGTCACCACACCTACTACAACAACGACAACTTCAACCACAAATTCAACTTCTTCTACAACATCAACAGCTGCGGTTGCTGCATCTGCAGCCACAACTGCGGCAACGACAACCACAACAACCACCACTACAACACCAACTGCGGTTGCAACAACTACAACAACAAGTGGTGGTGTTATTACTTCACAATCTACTACTGCACCACCAACTGTAATTGCAGTTTCTACTGCTGGTACTTTACCAAGTCCGGCTGCGGTGGCTGTTGTTGCTGATCCGGTAGTAAACAACGTAATTGCTCCAAGCACAACTGCGGCATCTCCTGCAGCTTCACCTGCATCTGCAACAAGTTCTAGTTCAACATCTAGTTCATCTTCAACATCATCTTCACCTGCAGCTGCATCATCTTCACCAACGGCTGCGGCTGCAACGGCAGCAGTAGCTGCACCACCTCCTCCACCTCCACCCCCACCACCTACAAGAAGTAGTATGATGGCGGCAAGACAACCACAACCAACTAAAGAACAAGCAGCCAATACAGCAAGTGCTGCTATGAAAGATTCTGAAAATGCTGGTAATATGGAACAACAAAAAGCAGTTCAGAATGTTGTCATTGGTGCAATGGGTTATGTTCAAGGTTTCGATGCATACAATGTTACATTAAAAGATGTGCCTTTCTATAAACCTTATACCGTTTATGGAAATCAAAGGAATGTGGATAATCGTGCAGCATCAAGAGGTTTATTTGGTGCTACCGATTTAGTTCATAATGAAATGGTTACTCAACAATATCAATTAGGAAAATAAAGGAGAAGTAAAATGGCAGAAGAAATTAAAGACGTTAATGCTAAGATTGACGAAGCAGAAGCGGCAGTAAAAAAATATGCAAGTAAAGATACAGTTATCAGCATTGGTGGATATGAGTTTACTCCTGCCAAACTGATGGTTGCATTTACTTTGATATCATCCATTCTAGGTGGTCTATATGGTTGTTTTGAAGTATATAAAGACTATCAAGATATGAAAACAAAAATTGCTAAATATGTTGCACCAGACTTGTCTGAATTTGACAAGCGTTTGGCTGTTGTAGAAGAAAATTCACAAAAGTCAGCAGACTATACCCGTGACATCAAGAATGACCTTAAAAACGACATTCGTAGATTGGAACAAGTTGTTGAAGTTGTTGAAAGAAGTTCTAAACAAGCTCAACGTGAAACTGACCAAGATGTCCGTGCATTGCGTAAAGAAGTAGACAGCAAGATTCAAAAAGCAATGGATAACCCATTATCTGGTAGATAATATGACAACCACCACAACTCTTAATATTCCAATTTGTCATGTTAAGGATTGTGGTCGTTTTCGTCAAATGTATTCATCAAAATCAATGACTGGTGGTAAAAATAGTTATCTGAAAACTTGTGCTAGACACACATATAAAGATTTGAATAAAAAATGATTATTGAAATGTGGACTTACTGTTTTTTGCAGATGTATTTTTTACCATATAGAATGGTAACAATGTTATAAATAGTTTGAAAAAAAGGAGAAGTGAAATGGCATTACTAGATTCAGTATTAGGATTAATACATAAACAACCTAAAGATCCTAACGCACCAAAACCACCAGTTGGTTCACGTTCAGAAAGAGAAGCAAAGATTAAAGACAAAGCTGGTCTTGTAATCAATATTTTTGCTTTGTTGTTAGCGGTCAATACCTACTTTGCAGGTAGTACCAGTTCTTTGATTATGAATAATACAATCAAAGCTAATGATATTTGGAATTTTTACCAAGCAAAAAGTATCAAACAGACTGAATATATTTTAGCTTCTGAACAAACCAATGATGCAGCAAAAGCAAAAAAATGGTCCGAGAAAGCTGCTTCTTATGAAGATGGTCCTGAGGGTAAAGGTGCTTTGTTTGCCAAAGCTAAAAAGTTAGAAGAAGAACGTGATGCAGCCAAGAAGAAATCTCCATGGTTGTCTTATGCCTCTACTGCTTTCCAACTTTCTATCGTGTTGTTATCTGCAAGTATTTTAGCAGTTAATATGCTAATGTTTTGGGCATCTTTTGGTACTGCGGCAATTGGTATTGCTTTGATGGCACAAGGACTTACATTATATTTTTAATGTAACAAAAGCGAAACATATAGTATGCATATATAATATTATAATTCCCACCCCATTTGAATTGAAAACAAAATGAACAAAGTCCTTTTTATATTAAAACGCAGAGAAGATTACAATCACGTTCTCCACTCGTCACATTTAGGCCTATCTACGGGTCTATTTAATTCAGCATCATTTATGTGTGATATGCTGAATAAGAGTGGAGTTCATTCTAAACTTGTTGTCGTACCAGATAACAATGTGATTGACCGAGAAGTTACTCGGTTCCAACCAACTCATGTAATTATCGAAGCCTTGTGGGTAGTTCCACAAAAATTTGCTATATTACAAAAATTACATCCGAATGTTAAATGGATTATCCGATTACACTCTGAACTTCCATTCTTGGCTGGTGAAGGTATGTCCATGGACTGGATTGCAGACTATATGTCTTTCAAGAATCTTTATCTAGGTATCAATGCACCAAGAATGATGAGTGAAGTGGAGACCTATGTAACTGCAAAGTATGGTAAAGAAAAAATGAAAGATAAACTAATCTATCTACCAAACTACTATCCACAAGATTACAAATACAAGAAGTTAGATAAGTCTAAAGATATAATTCATATCGGTTGTTTTGGTGCCATCAGACCATTAAAGAACCATATGGTACAAGCAATTGCAGCTGTCAAGTTTGCAGAATCAATTGGTAAAAAATTATACTTTCACATTAATTCAGGTAGGATTGAAATGAAAGGTGAACCAGTCACAAATAATCTTCGTGCATTATTTACGGAGTTATATGACAAAGGTCACAGATTAATCAATCATACATGGACACCTAGAGAACAATTCTTGGAACTATGTGCTCAAATGGACATTGGTATGCAAGTTTCTTTCTCCGAAACCTTTAACATTGTTGGTGCAGACTTGGTTTCTCAAGGTGTTCCTTTGGTTGGTTCCGATGAGATTCCTTGGATGTGTCACTCTTTTAGTGCGGAAGCAACCGAATCTGAAGATATCTACAATAAATTGATGAGGACTTATAAATATAGTTTCATAAATACCAAATTAAACCAAATTAATCTTAAACTTTATACAAATAAAACAAGAAAAATTTGGGTAGAATATTTCAAAGGATAAAAAATGCACAAGCTCAAAGGTCATTACGAAAAAGAAGGTAAGTTGGAAATCCTCGAAAGAGAATTCCATAGGTTGGAAGATGCTTTAGAATTTGGTAGAACAGTTGGTTTCCACCATTTCAAAGTATTCAGCAATGAAGGTGAACTTTCACATTCTGAAAATGTTGCTGTAACAGATAGTTACGCTTAATTATTGGTGGCATAATCATCTTTGCCACCATAAATTCTATCTTTCATAAATTGATAGTTACTCGGTAATCCACTAATAAATTCATTTATAGATTGTTTGTGCATTAAGTATTTCATTTTTGAAGTATTTGTTGCTTGTGGATTTATCGAATTAAATTTGTGATAATAGTCTATGGCCGATTTAGTTGCAACAGGTAAAACACCCATACCAGCAAGAATAAAACATACACCTTGTTGAGTGGCATCGTAAGTATAACTGTTTAATTTCCCAGCCACATTTTCATAATCATTTATTTTTTGCCTTAATGTATTAAACATTTCAGGTTCATAATCATTTTCTTGTGTTGCCCATTTCCAATATTCACTATCTGTTCTTTTTGAATATGCATAGTGCATCGAAATAAATTTTGAGAATCCATCTGTGATATCATTAGTTACAACATTATAAGATTCTTTTTCCATACGAGTAACATAACCACCTCGCCTGTTTAATATATCAATTAAACGAATTATGTTTTCATGTGTCGTTAATAGTCCAGTAGATTCTAACGGTTCAACGAAACCATAACTTAATCCAATACCAATAACATTTTTTACCCATCCTTTTTCGTGTTTACCGTGACGAATGGGAACAAAGCGCATATTATCTCTTGCTTTAACTGCGTGTTGATGACCATGAACTTTTGCAATGTGTTCTAAAAATTCTTCTTTGGCATCTTCTTTGGAAATGAATTTACTAGAAAAAACATAGCCTTTGCCAATTCTACTCCATAGAGGAGTGTTCCATACCCAACCATTTTTTAGTGCATGACAATCGGTATAATTGACCATTTCTTTCTCACGGTCATTATACTCTATTGGTGTTGCCCATGCCATGTCATTGGCGAGAATATCAGAATAAGGAATAAATTTGGAACCCATCCATTGTTCCAATAATTGTGACCTGAAACCGGTGCAATCAATCCATAAGTCAGCTTCTAATTTTAAATCATCTTTGCATATCAAAGATTTTATATTACCATCATCATCTTTTTCACAATAAAAAACTTCATTAAGAATATGATTGACACCATTTGGTATTGCAACATGGTCTTTTAAATACTGACCAAATAATCCAGCATCCATATGATATGCGGTATCAAATTCAAAATTAAACATTCTCAATGTGCCATCTTTATTATCTGTCTGTTTATTATTTTCACAGAGATAGGTATTTGATGGAGCAAAAAATTGAGAGAATGTTTCAGGAGGAAATTCTTCTGGATATAATGTTGCTAATTCACCCCAAGCCGTGAATCCATTATAAGAATCTGTAAAGTCAAATCCGTTAATGAACGGATAATAAAACGATTTACCATCTAACTCCCTAAAGTTGGTAAATCTAATTGAATTTTTGTATGTAGCATGACAAGCCGGCATCCAATCTTCATCTTTTAAACCAATCATATGAAGAAAACGATTTATATGGCCTAATGTAGATTCTCCTACGCCAATGGTTTTAATATTTGGGGATTCAACAAGAGTGATATTGAGATGTGGACAATTTTTAACTAGTGCGGAGGCAGTCATCCAGCCGGATGACCCACCACCCACAATAGTCACATTTTTAATTTGCATATTTTGGTTGCGGAGGAAGGAATCGAACCTACGGCCCCTGGATTATGAGTCCAATGCTCTACCTCTGAGCTACTCCGCTATACCTTTAATTAAAACGTTTTTGTTAAACTTGCTGCAACAACATTACCATACAACTTTGTGCCACCAAATGTATTTGCATTTTGGAAGGTACTAGTCATAGAACTGTTTGTATAGTAACGAACACCTAAATCCCATTGCTCAGGGAAGGAGTAAACTAAACCAACGTTCATGTCATTGTAACTTAAATTGCTATGATTAGCAACAGAGGTGCGACCATAATGAGCAACAACACTTAATGCTTTCAAATCAGGTGTCAAAGGTTCCAAAGATTGTTTGAAATCTGCCTGAGTGTAGTGTGTACCAGAACTATTGTTTGTACCAAAATAGTTAGTCATTGTTTGGCTATACTTAATAGTAATTGGTGCATAACCCAAAGAAACATAAGCTTCGCCTGTGTTATATTGAATCACATTAGTTTCACCAGCATTAGTTGCATGAGGGAAATTATAAGTGATATAACCTACATCACCACGAACACCTTTGTATTCACCTTTCCAACCAGCATACACATTCATTTGAACGCCGCTGTTTGCATCGATGTCATCATTGTTTAAATTTGGTAAACTACGGAAACTGGAGTTCCAGTTACCGATATACAAACCAGAACTATGGTTGTAATCAATACCACCTTGAATCGCAGGACCATTTTGACTTAAACTGATACCACGGAATTCGTAGTTGCTAGTGATTGTCAAATTACCTGTAAGATTGCCGTCAAGAACTTCTGTTGCATGAACTGATGTAATACCAGATGCAACCATCATTAGTGCTAAGAGTGACTTTTTCATTTACTGCTCCTTTATGTTTTTACACGATACTGCTTCATTATATAGTTTGGCTGCCTCGGCTGGGCTCGAACCAGCGACCAATTGATTAACAGTCAACTACTCTACCAACTGAGCTACAAGGCAATAACTGGAGCGGGATGACAGAATCGAACTGACAACGAAAGATTGGAAATCTCTAGTTTTACCATTAAACTAATCCCGCATTGGAGCGGTGGCTTGGATTTGCACCAAGTGACTAAGTTGGACACCTAATCTGGTTCTATACCCCGACCGCATATTTAATACTATAACATTACTTATACACTATGTCAACACATTGTGTGGTATATTTGGTGCCCCGTGAAAGATTCTAACTTCCGACCTTCGGTTTACAAAACCGCTGCACTAACGCTGTGCTAACGGGGCAATACTGGTGGGCCTTGTTGGGCATGATCCAACGACCTGACGGTTATGAGCCGACTGCTCTGACCAACTGAGCTAAAGGCCCTTTGGTCCGGCCTACAGGAATCGAACCTATATTGACTGCTTAGAAGGCAGCTGTATTATCCATTATACTAAGGCCAGAATAATTATAGTGAAGTGTATTATGGTAACCTTGATTAGAGGAATTCATTTTACACCACTCCGTCTGATAAGATAGTTTGGTTAATCACACCAAAAACAAATCATAAGAAAAATACACTTCACTATAACTACTCTTTTTAGATTTCTCTAAACGCCTCATAGCTTTATTACTCTTACGATGAACTCCTGCTTTACGAAACAACGCCAGTTTTACTAGATAGTTCCGTGGTTGCGGAGTATTTTTCTTTTTCATTTAAAAACTCCTTATAGTAAGAAACTCCATCTTTTGCATGAATCAAAATAGACTCTGCGTGTCTTGGTAATTCTTTAATGGCAATATTTGTTGGTAATGCCAAATCCAATTTATCAAGTGAAAAATAAACCTTTGATACAATAAAATCTTTAATTGCTTTATGTATTACTCGGTGATGTGGATGTCCATATTCACCTTCTTCACCGTGTGTCAAAATAAAATCATACTTAATTGCAACTTTACGAATTGCTTTAATCGCATAATCTGCTGGCCAAGTTTTCAAAGCATTGGCACCCAAATCTCTACCATGGTCTTTGAATCCTAAAAACTTAGTTTTCACTCCACGTTTATGCCAATATTTTGAAACTTCACGAGCTCGTTTGTTCCACCAATGGTGTGTCAAGTATACGATATGCCACTCATATTCAGGATGAGCATCCATATATGCACTCGCATAGATAACACAATCATCAGGATGAGCAACAACAACTAATGCTTTCATATACTCTTTATAAAATGGTGGGGTATCCTAGGATCGAACTAGGCATGGCAGAGCCGGCGGATTTACAGTCCGCTGCATCACCGTTGATGCTTCTACCCCATGGTACACCTAAGGAGAATCGAACTCCTCTTCCCGCCGTGAAAGGGCGGTGTCCTAACCGATAGACGATAGGTGCATTAAAACAACCATTATACTAGACATTTATTAGTTTGTCTAGTAACTTTTTGGTATTGTTGTTTTGGTACAACAAACAAAAAACCCTAGATGGTTAGTCTAGGGTTCTAGTATAACAGACTTGATTTAGTTTATCAAGTCCAAACCCTAAAATTTTCATACTTGCATGGATTAGATTTATCATATTCACGATAGAATAATGAATTCTTATCCTGTGATGGCGTCCAATCAGACATTACTGTTACCAAAGGTTCCCAATACATATCACCAATTTCTAAAATTTCTTCAAATGGTAACATTTCCGGTTCGATGTATCCCTCTCTTGGGTGATTAATCATCCAAACGATAGCACCTAACATAGAACCTGCAACTTGTAATGAGGTGGCATTTTCACCTTCAACAAGTTTACGAGCACCGTGAATATCTAATTGTGAACCATGCCACATACAGAAATCATCACCAATTAATAATACACCAAGTTCATCCATACCTGAAACAATTTCATCTTTCAGAATACGTTGGTCTTTTTGTAAATCTAATTCGTTACCACGCATCTCATGTAATGAAGCGAGAGCTGCATCACTTGGTTGATAAACATAATACACGGATGGTCTAAATGATTTATCTTTAGTTTCAAAATACTGACTCATTGTAACAGATTCAGAATGTTGAATACAATAACCATTATATTGACCACCATCAGGTACCCATGAACGCATCAATGTGGTACAACCAGGTTGCATTAAGTAAGCAGCAGTACCTTGTGACTTACCACCTTCTGGATGTTTATCTTCGTGTGTTCCCCAACCCATTTCTGTTGGTGCTCTACCTTCTGCCCAAAAACCTTCACAAGACCAAGTGTTAGTAAACTCATTCTTAGTTTTTGGTTCATCGATAACTTGTTGGTCACGTTCAGCAATATGAATCACTTTAACACCAAGTGACTTCATCAACTGAGCCCATTCTTCTTTTGTTTTTGGTGTTTCAACTTTTTTGCCACGTTTTTTTGCAAGTTGCAACAATGCACGTTTAGTCAAATGAGTTACATAACCAGGATTTGCACCGTGAGTTACACAGCAAGTAGGTGCATCATGCAAATATGGTGCCATTGCTTCACGAACAACATTGTGGGTATGAAACAAAGTTCTATCTGAAAGTTTAGGAATTGTTTCATCAGGATCATGTTCCCATCTTTCTAAAGATGTATCAATCTCCATTACTCCATTTTCCATACACCATTCTAACAGAGCTTGAGCTTCAATGTTTAATGATGCATTGATAATCAAATCACCTTCACCAACATATTTGGCTAATTCTTTTTTGTAATTTGTTGGAGTGATTTCTTGACGGACATAGTTTACACCAGAACCAGCATGATACTGCAAGAAACGAGAACGATGATTATCTCTTTCTAATACAGTAATGTTTTTTGGTTCTACTACAAGGTGTCTAAGAATGACAGGAAGGATTGCTTGACCGACAGAACCATAACCGATGATGAGAATCTTTCCATCAAATTCTGCATACTTTTCGTATTTGGTTTTGTCAAATTCTTTAAATGCTGGTAATTTCATATTAACTCGTCTAAAAAATTAATTTTATAGAGTTATTTATGTTACTTCCAACCTATGGGTTTCATTTCTATTGGTGAATCTGGATCATCCACATCTTCAAATACTTCCCACAATTTTTCTTCTTTAGCAAACTTGGTCCATATTCCTGGTTGCATACCATAGGCTTCTATTTCCCAAGGTTCAGTCCAATAATCAGGTGATTCTACCTTTGAACCTTTCCAACGGGTGCAATTTACATTCATATCACCTATAGCATATTGCTTAATATGTACCATCTCATGAGCAAGAGTTTTTAATATCTCTTTTGCACCGATTCCAGGATGGATTTCTATTTCAAATTGTCTTGGTTTGTTACTAGGACTGAATTCTGTGACGGAAGCGTATCCGTGAGCATTCAATTTTTTGAATTTAATTCTGATAAAAATGTTTTCCAACATTCTTGGTGACATCAATTGTTCGGCGTAGAATATAGCAGCCCGCTTAACATAGGGGCGGAAACGTTTTTTATCGGGACAACCAACTATACTTAACTGCATCAGGTCTCTCCTTTAATAAGTTGACCCAATAAGCACATTCCAAATTATATTATATCACACTAACCGATATTTATCAAGCGTTTAGATTTCACCAGGTGAAATTTTCTCTATCTCCACACCACATTTCTCAAGGAAATCAAGACCTTGCGAATCTCGGTATGAATTTCGGTAATAAACTTTTTTTATTCCAGCGGTATAAACTTGTTTGGCACAGTCAATACAAGGTGCATGGGTCAGGAACATCATGGAACCATCTCCAGACTCACTACTCTTGGCCAACTTAGCGATGGCATTGGCCTCTGCGTGGATGACTTCAGGTTTGGTTTTGGACAATACGGTATCGTCCGTAAATACGGTATAGTTCTCACACTCATTTGTCCATCCGGATGGCATACCATTGTAACCGATACTGATGATTCGGTCATCTTTTACCACAATGGCGCCCACCTGTAATCTTTTGGCGGAAGATAACTTAGCAAATCTTTCAGCCACATCCATATATGCGGATATAAACTTAGCCTTCACTTATCAAACCTTTCATAAACTTCTTGGCAAAAAATCTTTGCTGGCCAATGGCTGCATCATAGATGGCAATCTGGTCCATAATATAATCTTTAAATCCTGCTTCAAATCTATTTTGTTTAATCTGAATCGTGGACTCTTTTTCGGTTGGGTCAATAGTAACAACCGTCATACCACCTTTTTGTGCGATATGTTGAATCGTTCTATTCTCAGAAAGACAATGCATGAATACATTTTCTGCACCAGCCATTCTAGCCCAAGTAATTCCACGATTGAATAATTCTTGCCCCAGTTTCTGGTTACGGTACTGAGGCGAAACCGTGCAACCCATTTCGGCCGTGTTAGTATCTAAATTCATAGACACATGACAAGTAGCAATAATTTTATCACCATTATCTACAACAAACCACATATTGATTCTACCAAAATTGTATAATGAGTCCTCAATATATTTTTTGACTGCGGTATCTGGTGCTTCATAACCAAATCTTAAACGTCTATCATTTTCCACCATGTCATCCATAAAGTGGTCAATGAGTTTCTGTTTGTCGAAAGGGGTTAGTTTTCTAGGTATCATTCAGTAACGTAATCTTCTTTACTTACACCACATTCAGGACACTCAAAATTATCTGGTAAATCTTCCCACTTACCTTCTGTTTTTTCATCGTGGACATGGCCACATACAATACAAACGTGTCTTTGTTCCATTATAGATTCTCCAATACTTTTTTATAAGCATTTGCGTGACGTTCTTCAACACCTTTTAATGCTTTAAATCTTTTCTCTGCCTTCTCCAAAACTTTTTGGAATTCTTCGGCGTGTTGTTTTGATTCATTGATTTGGTCTTTGAGTTCATCAAACCAATGTGAATGACCTTCAAGTTCTGCTTGAATTTGGAACTGAGGATACATTGTAGTAAACTCATATGTTTCGCCTTCAATGGCCTTTTCAAGGCATTCTTTTGTGGAAGGTTTACCAATTAATAATTCAAGATGTCCCCATGCATGAAGAATCTCTTGGTCTGCTGTGTGTTCAAAGTGTTTTGCAACATCTTCAAATCCTTCTTCACGAGCAATCTTAGCGAAATAACGGTACTTGACATGAGCCATTGATTCGCCAGCCAATGCACTCTCAAGATTTTTTAATGTATCTGACATAACTTCTCCAATTTAATTAATCATAATAATATGTATAAGTAGAAATACTAATTTTGCGTTATTTACATTATGATATGTTTTGATATACCTTATTGATAAATTCGATTACCATTCTCCGTTATCAAACCATATTCTGATTGTGATGGGTAACAATTCAATAACTAAAGCATCTTGTTCCCACGCTTCATTTGTTTTTTTGTAATTAAAAGAAATTCTCCAATGTAATGGATTTAATTTTAAAATAATATTACAACCAGAATATAGTAACCAATCAATCATTTTAAACCTTTGAGTGTATATGCGGTAATTTTATCTTTCAACATAGATGGAATATCCAAATATGGCCACTCCAAATAAAATGGACAACCACCTTCACCCCAACTTAATGTGTGAAGATATCTACGAACAGTTTTTAAATCATCATTACTACTAGGTTCAAACAAACGGCGTTGGTTTAAATTCCAGGTTTCTAATCTATTCACTTGACTAACTCCATGTTATCTTTTTTCATATAAAAAGTTTGTTGCAATTTAAGGCTAGTGGGTTCTTCACGAACCACAGGATAAAATTCCACACCGTCAATATCTTTGGTTTCCCAATTAGACCAGGTGTAGTAAATTTCTGAGTTGTGTTTACAACGGAGTTTTTGAATGTAGGGTTTTTTCATAATATAAAGTATAACTCAAAAGAAGGGGGTTGTCAATCAACCCCCGTTGATATTACCAATTACTTGATGGCAATCTTTTTGACGGCATCTTGTGCCTTAACGAGATTTTCCAACCAAACTTTTAACATACCATTTACAATTTCGGCATCTTTAATTTCTACCTTATCAGCCAATGTAAATTGACGGGTAAAGTTACGAGTTGCAATACCTTTGAAAATGTAGTTATCTTCAGCTTCTTCTTCTGAAGCATTACCTTTGATAACCAGTTTGTTACCATCCAATGTTACTTCGATATCAGACTTGGCAAAACCTGCTACTGCCATTTCGATAACGTATTTGTTATCTTTAACTTGTTTGATATTGTATGGAGGGAAACCAGGAACTGCCTTGGTAACACCTTCTGAGAGTTCTTGAATCTGACTCAATACATCATCAAAACCGATGGTGAAAGGATCCAAAGACTTGCTGAGGGTTTTAAGTTGTGGAAATAATGCGTTGATAGTTGTGTTCATGCTTAGTTCTCCTTGTGTTAAGCGAGTTTCATAAAATGTAGTCCCATTAGGCGACTACAACCATATTTATAACACATTTATTGCACCGTGTCAACAATTATTCTGGTATATATTTTATAACAAAGGAGAAACGGTTTTCTGGTGCCAGTCTGGTACTTGGTCTAATAAGATGTGGTATAGTTCCATCAAATATTACCAGTCTTCCTGGAATGTATTGGCTAACATAATCTATGGTCAAATCTTCTTTTAGAAAATAAGTATCACCACCCCATTCAATATGCCAGTCTAAGTTAGGATAATACAGTAGTGTCCACATTGGACCATGATGGTCAGTATGAATATGAAAAGAATCATCTGGTCTACATAAATTGGCATATGCAGCCACAGGTTTGAAAGCTTTCAGATATACAATATCGGTAACTTCTTCAGGTAAATAAAACCCCATTGATTCAATATCATTTTGATTATACTTACTGGTCAATGTAGATGATTTATGATTTTCTAAGATTACTCCATCATACTCACCAACCTTGTAGAGGCTGTTGGTTATGTATTGGTAGAATCTTGTTCGTTCAGCAAAAGAAAACACATCATCAAAGATGTGTATCTTCTTATGTCTATCATCATTAATATCATCATATGCCATAATATAATTACCAAATTAATATTCTTGGGGTTTTTTACCTATGTTGTATTTTGGTACCAACTCCCAATCGTGCTTTTCTTTGTGAGATAGAATCTTGATTTGCGACAAGAAAATAGGAGGAGGATTCTCCGCCTTGTCCTTATTGACAATAGTTACAAGACCCCAATCAGCCAAAAGTTTTGCGATTGCGTTTCTACGGGACAAATCATTTTCAGAAATGTCAGTTGGTTTACCATCTAATGCAAATAGTTCTTTGAAATGCACGATGTAATACTTACCTTGCTTATGCAGAATGTGGCAAGACTGGTAAAGTATTCTATCTTTTTTGGAAGCAACACCAATACGGGTAAGGGTTTCCCGAACCTTGAGAAAGTCATCCTTTTCGTTCAATGTAACTTCAACTAAATCTATAATTGAAATCATTACTTGTTCACTCCGCCTTTTGTTATTTTTGCTTTTATTTCAGCGATTTGTTCATCAGTAAGAATACGCAGAGCTTCTTTGGCTTTCTCATTTGAGTAACCGAAGTATTGCTTTACACACTCAATATCTTTATCGACCTCTGATTTCTGCCACGGTTGGAATTTCCGTTTCATTGGTCTTATTGTATTTAGAAGATATTGGTATTGCATATCCACATCTAAGCTGTTGTTTATATTCAATTCATTGACATACAATATGCAATCCATGTGATAGGATAAGGCTCGGTTGATTATAAAAGGTTTATAATCTTTATAGTCCAGTTCGTCACGAAAGACGGATTTCTTTTTCTCCAGTATAGATGGTAATATTTCTTTGAATAAATCTGGCATCATCTATCCTTATTTGATAATAATGGTGCAGAAGTGGTTGGCCAATCGATACCATAAGCATCCCACTTGAAGTTTTCTTCTTCTTGTGGATTATATGGTGAATCAACGACATATTGAACATTTGCCCAATCACTTAATACCAAATAACCATGTGCATACTGTGGTGGAATTAATAATGCAGTTTCGGAATCCAATTTAAAACCACACCAATCTCCAGTTAATGGATCCAAAGCGACATCAAAGATTTCACCGACCATTGGCATAACCAATTTAGTTTGATTCTGTCTATGCATACCACGCAATACATTGTGTCTACTTTTGGCAATATTGATTTGACGAAAAGTTCCTCTCATTTCATCATGAGTTGTGTTAGTCAATACTGTAAAGTAACCACGTTCATCAATGTGTCTAACGTGTGTAATTAATTTTATACCAGGCAATAATTTATTCATTTAACACTCCGACAAGGAATATAAGTTCTGTGAAGTTATTCTTTGTATTTCTTGTTGAGAATAAGAATCTGATTTTTTTCTATTATCACCATAATTATTACTTTCAGATAAATTCATCAAAGGTAATTTTTTATATAATTTAGAATGAAGATATATTTGTTCACTTTCAACTAAAGATAAAATATTTCTCATATTATCTTTAGGAATATGGGATTGTGGAACCAATAAACCAATATACAGATTTTTATCTTGGCGAGTTAATATAGGATAAGAATCATGAAACAATGCGTATTTTTTTTCTTCTGCATGGCCTAAGATATTATTTCTATTTTCCAATAATCTTATATGAGATTTTAATCTTTGATGCACGGGAGTTGTTAATGTAACTTTACTACTATTTTTATTTTTTTTATCTCCTGTGTAATCGTTTTTTAATCCTCCTGACATACCAACATAAACCAATTCTTCCATCATAAATGGTAAAATTGTATCTGTGGGCATAGATTCAGACATAACAAAACAATATACAGCGGAAGGAATATTTCTAGTAATTTTATACAATGTATCTTTATTACTAAACCACTTCATGGTCATGTTTTCTAAAGTATACATTATTTAAACTCACAATCTACCATAATTTCGGTCAAACAAGCCACCATATTAATCTCATGGTCTGCCACAAAGGCAGCCTGATATTGATACTTAGCCAAAATCAGTACCAATTGTGGGACCGATTGAGGTTTTAATACATCATAAAGACCATCGTAAAGTTTACGATAAATCTTTACCGGATCATTGTCTAAGTTTGAAGTAACCCATTTGCGTGTAGATGCAAAATCTTTTTCTTTGAGTGCAGAAATCAATTCACCAACTTGAACATCGGCAACATTTGATAGAATACCTTTGTCGATTACACCAGATACCGAATACCGTTGAAGTTCATTGAGAACCCTACGATTATCAGGAAAGTGTTTGGTGATAACGGCAGCAACAACTTCTTTATCATACTGAACATTCTCTTGTTCAAGTATCCATTCAACACGTTTAAAGAAAGCTGCAGCCATCTTTGCCTTACTACCATTGATTTTAAAATCCACAACTGAACAACGAGAGTGAATTGGATCAATGATGCGGTTCTTATAGTTACAAGTAAAGATGAAAGAACAGTTTGAGGAGAACTCCTCGATGGCACCACGCAACGCAGGTTGAGTTGAATTGGGATTTAGATAGTCTGCTTCGTCAATGATAACAACTTTGCGGCCACCAGCGAGGGAAACCGATGAAGCATAGTTTTTAATTTTATTGCGGAGAACATCAATACCAGATTCGTCGGAGCCGTTAATAACAATATAGTCACAACCAACTTCATTACAGAGGGCTTTAGCAATCGTTGTTTTTCCAACACCCGCCGTACCTGATAATAATAGATTCGGTATTTCTTTTCTAGTAACATATTCCAAGAATGTGGATTTGATTGCATCCGGTAGGATACAATCTTCCACTTTTTGTGGTCGATACTTTTCGACCCATAATAATTGTTCCATCACATACTCCCATAATATATTATACTGCTTATTTTACTTCACTAATGACTTCAAATAAAGCCTCAAACTCCTTTTGTTCCGAAACTTCTGTGGCAAAGCTTTGTTTGTATTTTACTTTTGCCATCTTGGCAAGAATCTTTTTAGGAATTTTAAAGTTATCAAAAGCAACATCAATAATTTCTTTTTGTAATTGTTTTTCAAAATCAATTTTTGTTTGAGAAACATTTACCTCATCGATTGCAGATTTAATTGCCTTTAATTGGTCTTGGTTATAGGTACCATATAGGGTTGTAATTTCTGTTCCCATATTATACCGCCGCCAATTGACCTAATACAGTAACAAGAGATTCTTCTACTGCAACCATACCATTAATTAAATTAATAATTGTTTTACCTTGCAAATCACCTTCGGTGGCCACAAAAGCTGCAACAACATGGTCAGAATTAACTGCAATGGTATCTTTAGTTTTTACTTCAATAAATTTTAAAAACATTATTCACTCACTTTCGATTCTTTGGCTTCAAAGGCAATCCAATACTGAATATCTTCTTTAGTATTTTGGAAGTGGCCAATACCTTTAAATGAAATTTGCACATCGTATGAACCAGGAATCATTTTAATATTCTCTGTCTTAAACACGATTGTATATTTCTTACCATTACCTTCACCAACTTCAGTTGAGTTTGTATGTGCCGAATTATCAGCAGCATCAAAAGCAACAACTTCAATCGTATCGCCATCAGATTTAATAGCAATATGTGGAGAAGATAATACTTTAGCAGCAGTTAAAATAGAATTGTAATCTTCTTCTGTCAAAGTAAACTGACAATCAACCGATGGTAATGTGATTTCTTTGTTTGGAGGAGTTACAATCATATCTGGTGCTGTCATACGATAGTTTGTTTTTTTCTTACCGCTTTTGAATACAACATCTGAAGTTGTGAAATCCAACTCTGAATCTTTATTCAGATTATAAACAGATAAGAACTGGTTCAAATCATAGATACAAAACTCTTGCGGAAATTCATCTTTCAGATTTGCTTGAGCAAGAACAGTTTTACTTGAAGAAACTGTGGTTAGTTTTTTACCTTGTTTGAATTGGATGCCTTGATTGATTGTTGAAAAGTTTTTCAAGACGTTTAGGGTTTCATTTGACAACTTCATTTTACATCTCCATTATTTAAAGAATACATTATATCATGTTCATACAAAAACATCAAGCAGCACATGGCATGAGCTAAGTGATGTATACCAGATTCGGGGTCTAATTGTTCACCACGTTTCCATGCCCAAACATGGCGTTGTAGTGCATCAAAGTACCTGCGTTTTGAATCTGGTACTTTTTGCCAATTATCTCGGTCATACTTTTGAGCACCGAATGTTAATACTTTTACTACTTCTTCTAAAGCAAATGGTGGTAACAAACCATATTCTAGTTTGCCACCATCAAACTTACGACCTTCTTCTTTTTCAGATTCATAATGATGACCTTGACAAGGTCCAACGGCCGCATCTTCATAACCAGGATGATAAGGTGCTTCAGAAACTAATCGAACATTATCTTTCAATTGTTTAATCTTTTCTTCCTCAGGTATTTCAGATAAAGTCCAAGGCATTACATTTCTCCAACAAAATTGGCAACAGCCGGCATATCTCCTTGGAAATGATAAGTACCAATATGAGATGTTTTCATCCAAGGACAGAGATAGATTTCTCCACCAATCTTACGCCACATTTGACAGAACATATAATCTTCTGAAAGATATCGTTCAGAACCACCGCCAACGATAGAATCGGCAGTATCAATAACTGTATCAAAGAAGGCATGAATGTATCGTGTGCCATCAAAGTTTGCTTGACCAACATGGTCTGGTTTATAACGAATCATTGGATACGCTTCTTCCATTTTAGCAAATACTTCACGTTTAATCATCATGAATCCAGTACCAATCTCAAGAACTTGTAATGGTTCTGTGACGGAGAATTGTGCAGTACCTTTAACAGGATTAAACACATAATCACCAGTAACTTTTTCTAATTGACCAGCATCAATATCTGGATTCTTTTGAACAGCTTTCTTAACAGAACGCCATTTAATTGCTTTCTTAGGATAAGGACCACCTGATACATCTTTGTCCATTGCCAATAATGCAATCACATCTTGTGGATTAAAATGGATATCAGAATCGAGGAACAACATATGAGTGCAATCAGAACGGTGAATGAACTCGTCAGCAAGATAGTTTCTTGCTCGTGTAATTAGGGACTCATTAAACAGGAATGAGAATTTGACTTGAATGCCATAGGCCATGCAAATAGATTGTAGGTCTAAACACGCTTTCATATAAAGACCGTGGTTCATACCACCATACATGGGCGTGGCTACAAAAAGGCTTTTCTTTTGTAGTTCTTCTTTTTTGATTGAAATTTCCATTTTTGCTCCGTAGATATAAAAAAAGGGGAATCCACTTTCGTGGTTCCCCTACAACTAGACTGTATTAAACAGACTGAACACGAACACCATTAGCACGGCATTGTGCTTTGAAAGACTTGCTTGGTGTACCTAAACGGTATACAGTTTGCTTTTCGCCATTAACAACTTTCTTGTTGGCATAAACTGCATAACCTTCTTGGCGCAACTCAGAGATACGAGCAGACACGTTTGTAATACCAAAACGGCGTTGTGCTTGTGCTACTGTGAAAGTGTTATAACCTTCAGTTTGCAAGAGGGCATTGAGGATACGGCTTTTAGCGGATTGCTTCTTCATAGTAAAACTCCATAGTAAGTTAATAAAAAACCTTGCGTTATGCAAGTGGACACATCATATCATTATCTAGGTGTGTTTGTCAAGTAAACGTGTGGTATACTTGATTATCTGCCAACTTGTGGCAAGTATTTTGCCTTAGTTTCTTCCCAAGATAGGTAAATCAAGTCATCATAGAAAAGGGTTTCATATGAA